ATGGAACTTACATATTATTTAGACAAGCAAACAGCAATGAAGGTACTATTAGTGTATCTGGCTCAACAGTTTCTTACAATGGTTTTTCAGGACTGCATGAAAGTTCAGGAATACCTCCTAATACACCTATTGGAACAGTTGTGTCTACTATAGATGAGTTAGATGTTTATCCAAACACACAAGATGGAGAAACTCATCCAAAAGCAGGACAAACAAGAGCAGACCACGCTAAAGTAGAGGTGTCAAACACTGTAGGCGATAGTGCTGTGTATGGTGTAGTAACAAGATTTGATGATGACGGTAAAGTAATGGTGGGTTCTGTAGGCATTGGCTCTGTGCGTGTAACGGGCGCGTGTGCAAAGGGTGATTTACTAGAGAGCAATGGAGATGGCACAACAAAAGTGCAGTCAGATGATGTTGTAAGAAGTAAGACAATAGGTAAAGTAACAATAGGAAATAGTAGCACAGACGTTAAGTTAGTTTCTTGCGTACTATACTGTGGATAGGAGAAAATAATGGCTGGTTATGTAGGTAATGCACCCCTTCCCCAAGCTACACAAACGCGAGATTTAATAATAGCCACGGCTGGGCAACAAACCTTCCCAACAGGGGGCTATACTCCACAGTTCCTAGACGTCCATCTTAATGGAATATTGCTCGTAAACGGAACAGACTATACGGCTGGAAACGGTAGCGATGTACTTTTAACAGTCGGAGCTTCGGCTGGAGATATTTTATCTGTGATTGCTTACTCTACCTTTGAGGTAGCTAACGTATCTGGCGGTGGTATGTTCAAGGGTGATAACGGAACGGTTGGCTCTAGGGCTGGTGACATCTTTCGTATTAACGAGCAGACACTAAACACAAACACAACCATTGGTTCAGCCGAAAACTCCTCATGCACAGGGCCGCTTACTGTGGCATCTGGAGTAACGCTTACAGTCAATGGCAACTTAACGGTGGTATAGTATGGGAACACTAACGGTACAAACACTACAAGCTCCAACAAGTGGAGCTAATGCGAACAAACTTCTTGTCGGTAGTGGACATACACTTCATGCTGCTGGTCATGTTATTCAGGTTGTGCAAGGCATTAAAACAGGACAAACAACCACTGGTTCAACTTCGTATGTTGATACAGGCTTGTCAGGAGTAATTACTCCTAAGTTTTCCAGTAGCAAAGTTCTTGTGCTTGTTAGTCAACCTATGATGCTCAGTATGGCAACAACAGATGCTAGAGAAGCTTACTATAATATAGTAAGGGGTTCAACTTCACTTATAGAAGGTGGTACTCAATTTGATTTAACTCACTCTGCTGCTTATAACTCACAAGGATGGGCAGCTTGTTTAAATTTTTTAGATAGCCCTTCTACTACTTCAGCAACTACTTACAAAACTCAATTTAGAGTTTCAGGAGGTACTTCAGATGTATACGCTGGCTACGGTGGTACAAGTGGAACTATAACACTAATGGAGATAGCACAATGAGCATACTCAAAGTTGATACTCTCCAGCCAGCGACAGGAGCAAGGGTTATATCTGCTGGTCATACAATTCAAACAGTTAGAACTGAGTACAGAACCTATGCAGGTTCCGCATCCACGTCTTTTGTTGCTACTGGCTTAACAGCTACAATAACGCCAACATCTACAAACAGTAAAATATTGGCTCACGTTATAATGAATGGTATGTATGTGGCTGGTAGTGCAAAATATATAAAGATACATTTATATAAAGCTTCAAGTAGTGTAGCAACTTTAACAACAACGGCTGGATATCAATCCGCAGGTGATGAGCCTAGTTATGGTATATATACTAACGTTTATGAGCATTTAGATTCTCCATCTACAACAAGTGCTACAACTTATACCGTATATTGGGCAGTATCTGGTGGCACTGCTTATATAAACAATTACAACGTAGGTAATACTTCTAACTTATCTTCAATCACACTTCAGGAGATAGCCCAATGAGTTCAGTATTAAAAGTAGATGCAATACAGAATACGGCTGGTACTTCTCTTATGGATGCTGACCTTTCAATAGATATATGGAGATTAGCTTCATCTTTTAGCACAAATGCCGCAACAATAACAGGTTGGGAAAGACCTGACGATGGTTATCAAGCAACTGTAAACGGTCTTTCAGAAAGTAGTGGCGTTTTTACTTTTACCAAAACAGGGTTGTATCAAATTAGTTTTAATTTTAACGCTCAAAACGCTTCAAGTGCAGATGGTAGTATGGGTATTGTTGCCTATGTAAGCACCAACGGTGGTTCTTCTTATGATGATGCTGCTTTAGCTTATTCTGGAGATATAGACCAAGGAACCAACAATAGTGCTGGTTTTGTTTTTCATGTAAATGTAACAAACGCCAGTAACACAAGTATTAAATTTGTTACAACTTCATTAGCTAGTGGTACATCTATTGCTGGTGATACCAACCAAAACTACACTCATTTTTCAAGTATTAAAGTATCCCCAGCGCAGTAACGGAGAAAGAAATGACAGATATAGCAACAGCACTAAACGAGTTGGGTATTACGGAGTGGGTTCTTCGTGGTGAACCAACAACAGAAGATGAGTTCAATGAAATGTTCCGAAAGGTAACAGGCTCAGACGCTAACGGCACTGCAATAGAAAGCTCTGACCCTAGCAAATTTGGGGTTACATGGAAGCAAGCATCAGATAAAAAAACTGAGCTAGTCAATGCCAAGCCAATGGCTGATCTTCGAGAAGAGCGTGACAGACGATTAGCTGAGACAGATTGGATGGCTAACTCTGACGTTACAATGTCTGATGCTTGGAAGACCTATCGACAGGCACTTAGGGATGCTCCAGCGCAAGATGGGGTCACTGGATTAGATAATGTAACTTGGCCTACAAAGCCATCGTGAGGTAGACAATGAGTTTAGCGAGAGACATAGCAGACCTTGGTTCAGTAACTTCTAGGCTCGATACTGTGGGTGCTGGTAGTGGAAGCTTTGGTGTAGGTAGAAATGTCATAGTCAATTCAGCTATGATGGTTTCGCAACGTGGAACCTCGTTTGCTTCTGTTGGTAATGTTTATACTTTAGATAGATTTGAATTTTATAAACAAAACTCTTGCGCAGCTTTTACAATTACACAATCAAGCGTTACAGACTTAGCTGGATTTGCTAATGCGTTAAAAGTTGACTGCACAACAGCAGATACTTCGCTTGCTTCTAATGAGCAAGCATATATTTCTCATAAAATTGAAGGACAAGACTTACAAAGGTTTCAAAAAGGACACGCTACAGCTTTAGGTTTCACATTATCATTTTATGTGAAAACAAATAAAACTGGTCTTTATACTGTAACAATGTTCGATAGAGATAATACTAGAAAAGTTAATGGTTCGTATACTGTAGCTAATGCAAATTGGAACAGATACACTATTAATTTTCCAGCAGATACAACAGGTAAATTTAATGATGATAATGCAAGTTCATTAGAAATATTTTTTAATTTATATGCTGGGTCAGATACAAATACTGGAACTTTATCAGAAACATGGGCTGCTTCTGCTGATGCTGGTAGTACAACTGGTCAGGTAAACTTTGCAGATAACACATCTAACGATTGGGAAATTACTGGAATACAGTTAGAAACTGGAAGTGGAGCCGCCACGGACTTCGAGCATAGAAGCTTTGCGGATAATCTTCAGGCTTGCCAAAGATATTACCAACTTGTAGGTAGAGATATTTCAGACGCAACACCAACCACAGCTTTTGGTTGGGGGTATACAACCAGCGGAAGCGCTGCCGAGGGTATGTTTCGTTTTGAAAAAAGAATGAGAACTGCCCCAACTTTTACACAATCTACAGACCAAAATTTAGATTTTCAAACGAATACTGGAAGCGGAGCAGTTCATTCTTCTAATGCTTTTACATCAGTTGTATTGTCGGAAATGAGTGCAGAGTTTACTCAACAAAATCACGCAAGTAATTTCGGTGGTGCTGGACAACCTTACTTTTTAAAATGGAATGGGGTTCAAGGCACAGGTTTATCAGCAAGTATTCAACTGGATGCAGAACTATGAAAATAAAATCAGCACAATATATTTCTATTTCACAGACGCCTTTTGGAGAAGAAGAACAAAAAGTTAATGTGACTATAAAAGTCATAGAAGAGCAAAGTGATGGTCAAACGATACAACATTTTATACCAATTTTAGGGAACAACCGTCACTATGCCGCTGTCCTCGAATGGGCAAAAGAAGACGGCAACGAGATAGCCGCAGCTGATTAATGGATCTTCCCAAGGTAAATATAGCAGTCATTGGAGTAATCTGCTCTAGTTTGGGTGGCATGGTTTGGTATGCTAGTGAGCAAGCTTCTATAATAGGCAACCTCGAAGAGACTGTTGCTGTCCTCGATGCTCAGAATAATACAACAGATAAAGTAAATATGCAGAGAGATATATTAGCTAACAGTGAAAGGTTAGATGATATTGAAGATGATCTTAATGAGCTTTGGGAAGAAACAGAAATGATTTGGGCAGATCTTGGTGGCATGGCAGATCACATGATGCAGATTATTAAGCTACAATCTAGGATAGCTATACTAGAAAAGACTGTGGAGTTTTCTAGAAAAGATGCGATGTAGCTATGGACCCAATTACAATTCTTGCTGGTATCAAAACAGGATTAGCTGCTGGTAAATCTGTAGCAGGTTTGTCTAAACAGATTGGACAATTCTTTGACGCAACCGACAATGCAAAAAAACAATTACAAAAAAAAGGTGTTTCAAGTAAAAGTGTAAACGCTATAGCTATGGAGCGGTTTCAGAAATTAAGGCAAGCAGCTGAAGCTGAAGAAGAACTGAAAAAATTTATCTGTGAATCGCTTGGACCTTCTCACTGGAATACTTTGTTAAAAATGCGTAGAGAAGTTTTAGCTGAAAAACGTGAGGCAGAGGCTAGGGCGAGGCGTGAGGCACAAGATCGTGCTGATCTAGCACTAACTGCGGCATCTATTGTTTTACTTCTTACAGCGGCTGTTATTGGCTCTACAGCCTACCTGCATCATATGGGTTGGCTAGATATTTGGGATTACTTGCCATGATATATGTTTTAATTTTTCTGCATTTCATTAGTACAGATCGGTTATATTATTATCAAATCGGTACATATTCGGATAAGGAGCAATGCCTAGAGCAAGCAGAAAAGGCAAAGATAATGGTAACGCACAACTCAATGAAAGTAAGTTGCCTCGAAGTAAACAGCCAACAATAGTGGAGCGCGGTAAAAAATTTGCAGCGTACGATAAGTTTGGCAAATTAATTATATTAGGTTATAATCGCCGCATAGTTGAGGAATACGCTAATGACCAAAGAATCTTTTGATCTCAATAACAACGGAAAGATAGACCCAGACGAGCGTGAATTGATGCTTGAATTTAAACGCCGTGAGCTTGAGGACCAGGACTCTAAACGCGACAATCAGTTACGGATGACATGGGTAGTATTGTTAATTATGTGCATCACTACCATTGCAGTTATCGTACAGCCAGAGCGCATGGCATCTGCTGATGCTGTACTGATGATGATGTACG